ATTTCAAATCGTAAACGCATTTTTGACAACTTCGGCAGTTCCTTCCCCAATTTTGAGTTCTTCTGTCAAATTATGGACCAATGTACAGAAAATTTTGAATGTCTTGTTATTAATAACAACACACGTTCCAATAAAATAGAAGACGCAATTTTCTGGTATAAGGCCGCTATTCAAGGAGACTTCCGAATTGGCGCCCCAGAGTTCTGGAAACATAATGCTACCTTTTATCGCGATCGTGAGGAAGAGGATGTTAATTCTTACGATCCTGGTTCATCCAAACATTTACGCGGACCGTCAATATTAGTTCGCAAGGACTATTAGGAATGAATATTCAACTATGGACATCACTTGCCCTACTATTATTTTCAGTAGCCCTTTCTTTTTTTAGTCTAGGATATGAAAACTTTATTGGTTCTCCCGATGACCAGCGTTGTGGTGTTGATATGCCCGCATGCCCATTTGGTACACATTGTGGAAATGGATATTGTATAAAAGGTAATCCTCCACCTCTTCCACCAGACACAGGCCTTCCAGTATTTCCATAATGTAAAGTAGTATTAGAAAAAGATGTCCCGTGTTGTTGGTCTAGGACTTGTTGGACTCTTTATAGTGTTTTTTAGCGTTCTATTAGTCACGCCTTATGTGAAAATGTTATTTCCCACTGTAAGTGGATTTGGTGATTTCTCATGTAAGGAGGGTGTCAAACCTTGCCAAGAGGGTTATTTCTGCGAACAGAGCACATGCGTCCCAATTCTTCCACGCTTTGACATAAATAATGTAAAACCATTTTGAAAACCTAAGATATTTTTCTATTAGAAAACGTTCTTAGTCCATCTCCTTCTTGGCCATGGCATCACGCTCCATCTTACGCTGAAGGGCAAGGTCAGCTCCCTCAAAAAGGGAACCATGGTCAGCAGTTGGCTCAACGACATTTACTACATCCTTCTTATTAGCACCCTTGGCTGAGGGATTCTTGGAGTAGAACTGCTCTCTGTCTGACTCATTCTGCTTATATGATTTCATTAGGTCATTGAGCTGGTCCTCGGCATATTCGTGTTCAGCCACATCATGGGGCTTGGGGTCCCAGGCGAGCCATTTTCCAACCTGAGCCACAAAGATGTTGTGAACAGGGTCGCTGCGCTGAAGCTTCTTCGCGCGGGCAGTGGCCTCCTCCTGACTGGCATAATTTCCACGGAGTTTTATGCCGCGAATGCTTGTCTGGAAATTGTTCTTAGCATGAAAGTCATCTTCAAGGCGCTTTGACTGGGCATACATAAAGTCATCATAGGACTCCTTGATAGTCGTCTTTGTAATCTCAGAAGCATTTTCCTTAAGGAATCCCTGGTAGGCGTCTAGGATTCCATCAATGCGAATACGGCTCTGACGACAGATGTCTGAGGCACCACTTAGGTCAGACTCCATAAGGCGGGTAGATTCGTCGTCAAGTTTCTTATTAAAATCCATAACCTGTTTGGCAAGGAATTTTTCTAGATTCTTCGTCTTCCATGTGATTTCATAATTCTTAAGAAAAGATTCAAAAAAGAAGAGTTCTTTCCGGTCCAGGACATTCTCGGGGCTTAGAAAACTTAGCAGGCAAAAGCGCTGCCCCGGGATTTCATTGTCCTCATCTAGAAAATCCTCCTTTACTGGCGCTGACATTTCTTCTATTATACTTGTTTCTTGTAACGAGTTCTTTACGCATCCTCCGGACTATATTTTTTTCGCAACTCTGAGTATAGAAGAAATGCAGGGCAGTGTTGGAGATTTCGTCAACCGTGCGCTTAAGTATCTATTAGAAGGCCTTGCCGTTGCCGTCGCCGCTATCTATATCCCCAAGCGCTCACTCCCCCTTGATGAGATTGCGGCGCTTGCCCTTGTTGCCGCCGCCGTCTTTGCTCTTCTTGATGTCCTTGCCCCCTCAGTCGGTGCCACGGCTCGCCAGGGTGCCGGCTTCGGTCTCGGTGCCAATCTTGTCGGATTCCCCATGCGTCGTTAATTTATAGTGTAAATAATTAAATATAGTCCTATTATATTTTTATATTAAGACTAGTATTATATAAATATTTTATTTACTTTTGTCCACTGGAAATCCATAGTCTAACCATCCAGCAACAGGGACACCTTTTACCGGTGATATTCCATAACCATATTTTATTGCGGTTACAGTATATCCTAAAAGTTTTAATAAAACTAAGATTTGACTACTTGTATGGCCGACATAGCAAATTAAAAAAATGTGCTTATTTTTTGGAAGGCGTTTTAGATTTTTTTCGTCTAAAATTGATAACCAAAATATATTTTTGGCACCTTTGATATGCATTAATTTAAAAGATTTTTCATCTCTCAAATCTACAAGAAAATAGTCTTTCTTTTTCATATAATAATTTTTATAAAAATCAAGAGGAGTTATATAATTCCAATCATCCTTGGTATCTATCAAAAAGTTTTTTAATATACCCTCCATTCTAATTACTACTATACATATTTGGTGGTTGGTTATATTTTATACAATTTAGTTTTATATCATACATCAATTAAATTGAACGTATGAACTCCCAAGACATCTCTTCACATATAGACTGCCAGACCTTACTCTGTTGATACAGCTTATCACGATTCTTTAGCAAGGGGAAACTGGCTAAAAAATTATCCAACTCCAATAGCTCACAAAACTTATATAAAACATATGAGTATGATAAGAAATTGCGCCGATTCTTCGGACAATGTTTCTGAAAACTTGGCTGAATTTCCTTAAACATATGGCGTAACTTTTCCTCGGTTTCACGGTCCATGACTGGCGCAATACTTCCATTCAAACGGCTAATAATGTATGGAATATGGTCATAGTGACGATTAAATCTTAGCTTACGAAGAACTTCACGCATCTGCCGATATTTTATATTCTTAAAATCTGTGATTCTCTGTTTTTTAAATTCGGTCATAATTTGGTCAATTATATCCTGAGGAATCTCTGCGCTTCCCTTGGCCTGGAATTGGGCAAGAAGTTCATTAAAGTGATTGATGCGTTTATAGGCATAATATGATGATTCGCGTGGAGGGTCCTTATATGATGGGCGGTCACTATCAATCAGTATAAACTCTGTCATTCCACATTCTGTACAATATAACATTGCCTCATTTTGACTAAACATCATATCCGTTCCACATTCTACACATTCACCAGACATATCATCAAGTTCATTTGTCTTTTTTACATATTCAGGATTCACACGCTGCAAATATTTATCTAATAAAATATCGCGATTTATCGGGTCCTTTGTTTTCTTTTTCTTCAGAGATACTTCTTCGGTAACATCATTATCAATTGAAGCCGCAGTCTCAAGCGCACTCAGAACATCTCCAGGTTTTCTTTTTACCCATTGTTTAGTTGATGTTGTGACTCCCTGTGATATCTTATTCTGTAAGTCATAATATTCAAATAAGATATCACCAGTATCAAGAAGATAATCATATATACGGTCATCCTTTTTTTTCTCGGTATGTTGTTGTTTTAATCGCATGTATTTGTTCTCAAGTTGTCCTCTTATAAGTTCATCTGTAGTATCATTTATTCGTTTCTCTAATTCTGCCATAGTATCCACCATTGATTTAGATTCTTCTTTATCATCATTAATTTTTATAAGATGATGCTGATGAATCATATCCAAGGTTGTGCGGTCTTCAATATTTGAACGTTTAGTTGGTCTTATCTTGAAGACACCTTCACCCCCGGACATTTAGTTCTAGGCTCTAGCCTTATTACTTGTTTAGACCAACATACGAGTTTGCGGTTTTGGTTAAAAATATCATTCCCGGTTGGATTAATTTTCCAAAAAATTATTTTCTAAACCAGGGGTATAGCAAGAGATGACAGGTGGTGGCTTAATGCAACTTGTCGCTTATGGTGCCCAGGACGTTTACCTCACAGGTAACCCCCAGATTACATTCTTCAAGGTAGTCTACCGCCGCCACACGAACTTCGCCATGGAGTCAATTGAGAACCCCTTCAACGGTGCTCCCAACTTCGGCAAGAAGGTCACGTGCACGATCCAGCGCAATGGTGACTTAATTTACCGCATGTATCTTCAGGCCACGCTCCCCTCAGTCGTTCTCCAGACGAGCGACGGCTCAGGTGCCCAGTTCCGCTGGCTCAATTGGCCAGGTCACAATCTTGTTAAGTCCGTTGAGATTGAAATCGGCGGCCAGCGTATTGACAAGCAGTATGGTGACTGGCTCCACGTGTGGAATGAGCTCACGCAGGAGGCTGGCAAGCAGGCCGGCTATGCCAAGATGGTTGGCAACGTGCCTCAGCTTGTTAACACGCTCGTTCAGGGCGGTGAGGACTGCGACGCCGACTGTGGCTCAGGTGTCCCCAACTCATCAGAGGAGGTTACGAAGTGTGCCCCTGAGTACACGCTCTACATCCCCCTCCAGTTCTGGTTCAATCGCCACCCTGGCCTTGCCCTCCCACTCATCGCCCTCCAGTACCACGAGGTTCGCATCAATCTTGAGTTCCAGGACCTTCGCAACATGTGCTGGGACTACACGCCCCAGGTTACGTCAAACGTCCACACGGTCCAGGCCCGCGTTGCCAACGCTGGCCTTGTAGCCGCCTCACTCTACGTTGACTACATCTACCTCGACACGGACGAGCGCCGCAAGTTCGCCCAGGTCGCCCACGAGTATCTCATTGAGACGCTCCAGTTCACGGGCGGTGAGTCAGTCACGTCAACGTCAAACAAGATCAAGCTCAACTTCAACCACCCTTGCAAGGAGCTTATCTGGGTTGTCCAGCGTGATTCATTCGTCAGCTGCTCAGACGTTGACATTGCCCCCTGGAAGGGCCAGCAGCCCTTCAACTACTCAGACTTCTGGGACCGCTCAGTC